CAGAACTCGCCACAAAATTTTTGCCTCCAAATATAAAGCACACTTTTCTGCTCTCGTAACGCATATTACCAACCAATGGACTACCTCGTAATACTCTTCAACCGTATTACAAACTTTGTCACTAATCGGAACAACTTAGAATACGTTGGGACCTACCACGCCCCTCCTCATTCGGTTCGCCCAAACCACATTAACATTGCGAAACACCAGACCGTACTTGAACACGCTTTCAAACGATACTTGTACCCACAAGAAATCGACCTGATTACCAATCAGCTACGCCGCTCAAACGTTTCTGAAGAAGCGATACTCGCTGACTTTTTCGCCAATGACGTTGAACAACACGACGTTGTGATGGATGAACACTTCGAACATGGCCTCCAAGTCATGGCCGACCTATTCCGACCCCCACAGAAGTGCCTGCCCGCACACATTTACGATGTGCAGCATCACTACCCTTACAAATGGCAAGTAAACGCAGAAGCACCCTTCTCCACGGATGCTACCTTTCTTAACCGCCGCCCAACATTTCGTGATATCTTAACTAGACTCACTGATCTGTACGCCCATCTCTCGACCGATTGGTCTAGACGCTATGGCAACAAACGCGACAACGTTGATTTTCTCAACGACAAGGTCCCTGCTAAATTTGGTCCGATGAAGGAAACTGTCTTCTCATGGACACACCGATGGCAACATGTCATCAAATCCGGCTTTACCGATACCGCTGGGTTGTTCAAAGACTTCTACTTCAAAACAAGATACATTTTCCCTATGCTGTTACACACCAAAACAGCCATAGTTAAAACCAACGATCCCGACAAGATGAGAACCATCTGGGGCTGCTCAAAGCCTTGGATAATCTCAGACACCCAATTTTATTGGGAATGTGTCGCCTGGATCAAGCTTAATCCCGGCATCACCCCGATGCTATGGGGTTTCGAAACCTTCACAGGCGGATGGCTACGGCTCAACTCGGCCCTATTCTCCTCCTACATGAAAGTGTCATACGTGACGCTTGACTGGAAGCGATTCGACAAGAAAGCTTACTTCAGCGTAATCAGACGAATAATGTTCGTCATTAAAGACTACCTGGATTTTGAAAATGGCTATCTTCCTACCATAGATTACCCAGACACGAAAACTGCCTGGACAATCGACCGCTCACTCAGACTCCAACGCCTTTGGCTGTGGACTCTAGAAAATCTGTTCGATGCCCCCATCGTTCTACCTGACGGTTCAATGTACAAGCGACGATACGCTGGCATCCCCTCCGGCCTATTCATAACTCAACTGCTTGACTCATG